ATTATCCACGCCATCTCTCAGTGTGAGGGGCATGTGGTGGGAAGTGCTGATGGGCTAGTGGCTAGTGCAGGCTCTCTCATCTTCTTTGCCTGCCACCAGTTCATCTTAGGGGAGTTCTGCGAGGTGATGCTACATGATGGTAGTGGTGGTAGCTATGGGAAGTTTAATGAGAATCTGAAGTCAGCTGAGTTCACCTCTCAACGTCTCTCACACATCTACCACACAGTGTATGGAAAATTCTTATCTAAGGAGAAAGTTGATGGTGTACTTGATGGTAAAGACCTCTATCTTACAGCAGGGGATGTTGAACAACTTATTCAGCAGGCTATCGAAGCTGCTGAGGAGGAGGAAGGTGGTGAATAATGTGTTGATTGGGGCTACATGGTGTGCCCCTTGTAAGCGGGTGAGAAACTTCTTAGACAACAGGGGTGTTGACTATACGTATGTAGACATTGACACTGATGAGGGTATGGCCTTAGCCAAAGATTGGGTTGTAAGGTCAGTGCCTAGCATGTCTATTAGTGGTAATATTGTAAGTGGTGATAAAGAAATTATGGGAGCGTTTAGTGAATAGAAGCAACAAGATATTGAGTGATGTAACTGTATTTAACAAGTATGCTAAGTATGTTGAAGAGAAAGGAAGACGTGAGACTTGGGAAGAACTGGTAACACGTAACAAGGAGATGCACCAACGCTCCTACCCACAGATAGCTGATGAAATTGAAGAGGCTTATAAGTATGTCTATGCAAAGAAAGTATTGCCCTCCATGCGATCCTTACAATTCGGAGGTCGCCCCATTGAAGTGGCGAACAACAGAATCTATAACTGTGCCTTCTTGCCAATCGACCACATTGATGGATTCAGTGAGCTTATGTTCCTCCTCCTCGGAGGTACTGGGGGAGGCTATTCGGTGCAAAAGCTCTGGGTTGATAAGCTCCCAACAGTTAAAGGCACTCTACCTGAGTCTAGAAGATTTCTCATTGGGGACTCTATCGAGGGATGGGCTGACGCGATTAAAGTGCTTGTTGAAGCTTTCTTTCTTGGCAAACAAGAACCTACTTTCGACTACAGAGACATACGTGAGAAAGGAGCTGCTCTCATCACTACGGGAGGCAAGGCTCCGGGCCCTGAACCACTAAAAGCATGTATAGAAAAACTTACGGAGAAACTGAATGAAGCTAAAGGAAGACAACTACGCCCGATTGAAGTCCATGACATCTGCTGCATTATTGCTGATGCTGTTCTTGCTGGTGGCATACGCAGGGCTGCACTCATCTCCCTCTTCGACAGGGACGACACTGAGATGCTCACCTGCAAATCAGGGGCATGGTGGGAAGATTCCCCCTATCGGGCAAGAGCGAACAACTCGGTGGTTCTGCCTAGAGGAAAGGTTGGCAAAGAAGAATTCTACGAACTAATGAAAATAGTAGAAGCTTCTGGAGCTGGTGAACCGGGAGTATACTGGACATCTAATGAGGAGTGGGGGACTAACCCTTGCTGTGAAATTGGACTAAGACCTTTCCAGTTCTGTAACTTATGTGAAGTTAATGTGGATGATGTTACTGATCAGGCTGACCTTAATGCTAGGAGTAAGGCTGCTAGCCTCATAGGGACGCTACAAGCAGGTTATACAGACTTCCACTACCTACGTCCTTGCTGGAAGCAAACGACTGAGAAAGAGGCTCTCATAGGCGTAGGGATGACTGGTATTGGATCTGGTAAAGTGTTAGGGCTTAACTTAAGGGAGGCTGCTGATGAAGTGGTGGAAGAGAATAGACGTGTGGCTAATGCTATTAATATTAATCCTGCTGCTCGTACAACCACTGTCAAGCCATCAGGGACTAGTTCCTTGGTTGTTGGGAGTTCTAGTGGGGTACATGCTTGGCACAACTCCTACTACATTAGACGAATGAGGGTTGGAAAAGATGAAGCGTTATATAACTACATGCTTGAGAACATGCCAGAGTTGGTGGAAGATGATGTGTTTAACCCTAAAGGAGCGGTGTTGTCTTTTCCGCAGGCTGCTCCAAGAGGTGCTATACTCCGTACGGAATCCCCAGAATCTCTCCTCGACAGAGTTAGGTTATTTAATCTTGACTGGGTTCGTCATGGGCATGTTAGTGGCGACAATACCCATAATGTCTCTTGCACTATTTCTTTGAAAGAAGATGAGTGGGGAACATGTATTGACTGGATGTGGAGCAATAGAAATGAGTACAATGGTATAAGTGTTCTCCCTTATGATGGAGGCAGTTATGTTCAAGCTCCTTTCGAAGACATCACTGAAGCTAAGTATTACGAGCTTGAAGGCTTCCTAACTTCTATTGATCTGTCACAGGTGAAAGAGGAGTCAGATAATACTGACCTTAGTGGTGAGGCTGCATGTGCAGGAGGTGCTTGTGAAATAGTTTTCAATTAGACGAACTCCTACTTTCATTTAGACAAAAAGAAAGGGGAGGGCCTCACGACCTTCCCCTTGTTTCATTTAGCTGTTAGTATGGAGTTTAGATTCCTCATCTCTCCAGTTAGGGAAGACATGCTCTGATGCAGCCTGTCTTGCCCTTCCTTCAAGTATTTAGCACTAACCTCACTCCTAGCCATCCTCTCTTTAAGTTCTATGGTCTCTTCACTAACCTTAACTTGTTCTTTAGACAGAGCTTCTAGTATAAGGACAGCATTAGCCATCCTCTCCTCAGCAACATCTATCCTGCTTTGGGTTGTTGTATACACACCGAATAGTCCACCAAGTACAGCAGCTACAGCTGTTCCAGCAGTTATCCAGTCGGGTAGATTACTTATCACTGGGATGCTCCATCAGGTACAATGTTGGTAGTAGTAGAGTTCGTTCTCTTTTATCTTCCTTAGATAGTCTTGAGGGATAGGAAAGTTAGGCCTGCCTAAAGGTTCATACCAAGAACAACTACTTCCAATAGTCTGACAGCTTGTCATCAAGCTCACTGTCAGACATATTCCTAATATCTTTACGCTGTTCATTAGCCTGTATCTCATCTCTCAAAGCCCCTTCTATTGCTTCTTGTTTCCCTCTCTTGTAGGCAAGGAAGGCTATCAAACCTACAAGGAACAGAATGATAGCCATAATCTCCATTATTTAACCTTCTCAGGATAGATAACGCCAATAATACCTGCTAGCAATGCAGCAATCTGCTCTTCGCTTCCTGTAGGTAGTCCAACAGCAGCACCAATTAGTGCAGCAATACCAAACCAAGTAGTCTTTTGTTTAGCTAATGCGATTAGTTTCTCTTTCATAGTTATGTTCCTCTTAGTTTCTTTTCTTAATGCTTTCTGAAAATCTTTAACTCTTACTGGTGTTTGTCTATACCAAACTGAGTTAGCAGCCTCATCAGCTGCTTCCTCATATCTTCCTTGTAACATGAGTGACCATGTCTTTTTATGTATCTTATACCAACTGGTTCCTAGTTGAAAGTTGACATGGATAAGAGCACAGAGTAATTCATAGGAAGGCTCTGAGAGCTCCATACATTGCTTCTCAGCAGCTTTCTTAGCTAACTCTATGTCACCCATTAGCCAACTGTCAACCATCACAGGTGGGATCTGAGAGCCTTCTGGGTACAGGAGAGCTTCCTTTGGGGACAGAAGATGACCTACACCTCCTGTCAAATGCCCTAAGCTGTCCTTGTAACTCTCATACTTGACTCCTTCCCTCAACTTCAAGTGTGCTACTACCTGTTTCATGTCCATGACTCACCTTTGGGTATGTTGAAAATAGGTCAAGAGTTGTTACTGAGCACTTAAGTAACAGTGACAACAACAACCATATCACCAACCCCCTACTAACTCTCTCTGCTACTTTCATTTATTTACCTACTTGTAAAAATGCCGAAACAAATGCTACAATAATCTCATCCTCTTGTTCAATCTGCTTCAGCAGCCTTCTTTGTTTGCCAGATATTCCTCCACCACCATACCCTACATCATCAGGTTGCTCTTCAACAACTCCTCCTGATAGGTTAAGTATTGGTAGTGGCCCTATAAAGCCTGCTTGTACTTCAGCTCCCCCAGACATAGGAGGAATTGGAAGTGGGTTACGGAAGCCCCCCTGTACAACATCT